AGAGACGCATAAAATCCAAAATAAACAACCCAAAGCAATCCAAATAATTCTTGGTCTAAACCAGAGAAATAAAGTTCAAAGGTCCAAAACAATGCTTTATCTAGATCTTTTTCCAATAAAGCAATAATTAATGATAATTTTACATATTTTGTAACATATAAATAACGCGTAAGAGTAAATTCGCAATCAATATTAAAATTCCTTATATATTCAAGATTCATGTTAAAACACTAATATAGTTATTATATAATTTATTTTAAAGTCCTTATTTTAAATCAATTTTTTATTTTTCTTTTCTTTTTCTTTTCTTTTTTCTTTGATTATTGTATAATGGGAGAAAACTGGATTTCATTAGTTCAACGAGTATTTAAAGAAAATCGTGCCAAAAACCCTGCTTACAAATACAAGCAAGCAATGGTTGATGCCAAAAAAATGTATAAAAAGGGTGGTCCTCCAGCTCCAGCTTCAGCACCATCAAAAAAATCTCGAAGAATGGGATCAAAAAAACAAATGGCAGAACAGGAAATGGCAGAACAAGTAGCAATAGTACCAAAAAGTAAGAGCAAAAAAAATCGTAGTAATAAACATCATAAAAAATCAAAAAAGGCTGAAAAATCAAAAAAGGCTAACAAATCAAGAAAACATTAGGAACAAGAAAACATGTCAATGTCTTAAATTTACTTAAGACATTTTTTATCCCAAAATTAACATTTACACTGTAGCACTAAACACGATGTTGAAACGCATAGATTTATTATTGGCAATTTTCTATTAACAAAATACTTCAAACTAACAAGATTCCTAAAAAAATGACCAAAATTCATATGACTATTATTATATACTATGGTTGTATTGTAAAAAATAAAATATTACGAAAACATTTTATTTTTTCTTTTTTCTTTTGTTTTGTTTTGTTTTGTTGGCAACACCCCCTTATGCGACACCCGAAATACTGCTGTCTCCTGTAAATATTTTATAGGTAAAATATTTTATGGCTATACAAAAATGTATATTTTAGTTATGTTAATACCGCAACTTTGCTGTATGGAGACAAATATGAATCACGATTTGTCTTTATATTGTTTTCCTGATAAATTCATATATATCCATCAATTTCAAGTAGAATCTCGCTTGGTAAAACCACACCCCCCACCTTTTCTCTCCTCAATATATCTTCCAAGGTTTGAATTTTGGTAATCCAATCAAAAGGGATACTTATTTGTGTCATAGGTGACGCCTCGGTTTCACTTGTATTTACAATTAATGTATTTGAGCGTTCGTAATAATTCAAGAAATTGGCTCTAAAAGATATTTCGTTTTCATGATAGGGTGCTTTCTCAAAAAATAAATATCTTTGTCCCAAAACTAGACTTTTAATCTTACTTTTTGTATTCATTTTCTTGTCTTTTGCCTTTTGTTTTTTACATCAAAGAGAGAAAACCAAATCAATTTTAATTTGTTTTATAAAACATATTTTAAAATCATTTAAAGAATACCCAACAATCATATATAGATTCTCTTTTAGTATATTATACTTTAGATTTAGATTTAGATTCACTTGAAAATGAATAACGCGTCATCCAAAAAAACGCAACAAAAATACCAAGTTCCCCTTGTAAATTTGAATCAATACGATTTTCCCGACTTGGTGAATAATACTACGCAACTTTTGGATAAAGAACCCAATAAATCGCTGGATTATAAAGGGGCGTCACTTATGAATGATGGTGAACAAGAAGAAGAAAAAAAGAAGCCTGGTTGGACTTATATAACCATGGACAAAAATAGAAAAATACAAATAGAAAATTACAAAATCCATCCAAAATATATTACCAAACCCAAGAAAGAACCGAATTGGCGCAATATATTAGGACAAATGGTAATATCTTGGGAAAAATACAAACAGCAGTATATTGAATTATATGGAGAACATTGTTACAATCACATGTATGAGATGCCAAGGGATGACTATAAATATTACGAAAACGAAGAAGAATATAATGATCAAATATCAAGCGCGGACGAACAAGATTATTATGACGAAATTAACGACGATTATGATAATTATTTGTAAGTAAGAAAACAAATTGGTTTGAATATATTATATTTTTTAATGAATCAATATAATACATTACATACAATGAATTATGAAGAAGACATAGATGAAGAAACAAACATAGACATTAATTTAGACACAAATTGGATAGAAGAATTTGAAACAACCGATCAAAATTATATACCATTTTACAATAAAGACGTGAATGAAATCAAAGTGACGTCATTGTATGTGGATAAGGAAAATAATATAGAAACCATCAAAGAAGAGATACTACTTTTAAAACAAGAAAATATGGTGACCAAAGAAGAATTGATTCACATGATCAAAAAAAATAGTTTTAAAGACAAAAAAAGATATACTATTTTATCGCTTTTGAAATACAATGTCGATTTAGAAACGACGCATGTCAAACACTATTTGAAATACCCGGCATCCCACCGCGATTTTTTACAGGTGGTAAAAAACATTGACAATATTCCTTTGAAAAAAACAATTTCCATGTTTCAAGATTTGAATACTCTTTTTATACTTTTCTATGAAAAAACAAATCCCACTAACGGATCAAATCATCAAACCACCAAAAAGATATATATAAGCAACAATAAAACAAAAAAGAAACAACTTAAAGTGTTGTAATGAATAATAGTAACTATGTTTCAAATGACGACACCATTATCATCCCCATCATCATCGCAAAAACCCAAGATTTTTACAAAACAAATCGGAAAAAATGGACACGATGAATATGGCTGGTCCGAATATACCAAAGAAAAAATTGTCCAATTGAATTATCAATTGGTGCGAACATATAAATCCGCAGAAATCGCGCATTTGGCGGACATTTTATACAATATTATAAAAGATTTACAAGATGGTTTAGAAAACGGTAAATTATTGCCCGAGGAATTCCAGGAACAAATTGTTATGTTGTATAAATTGGTTGCTTATACCAGAGACATAATTGATGGCAAAGGAGAATACATGTTAGCATATATGCAAATACTGGTGTGGTATGGGTTTTATCCCAGACTTGCCGAGTTTTTACTTAAAACGTGTGTCATTATGCCAACAACAAGTAAGCAACACCCGTATGGTTCATGGAAAGATATGAAATATTTTTGTAATTATTGTAAACAAGAAACGGGTGACAAGAATCATCCACTCATACAATATGCCATTGAATTAACAAACCAACAGCTAGCCAAAGACACCGAAAACGATAAAATAACCTTAGTTGCTAAATGGATCCCGCGTGAAAAACAACCCGCGTTTTCATGGTTGTTTAAAAAAATGGCACACGCGTATTTCAAGGAGTATTTGACCACTTGTATAAACGACGACGCCTCACAAGAAAAACGCGCAAAAAACAAGTGTGAAATGGACTATCGCAAATTAATATCGCATTTGAATAGAAGGCTAGATACAACGCAAATAAAACAATGCGAAAATAAATGGTCACAAATAGAACCATCAAACATTACGTCGCAAACATTATTCAAACAGCGAAAGGCATTCTTGAATATTCCCCATAAAAAGTCAGTTGGCGCCTCTGAAAAAAAAACAATGCGAAAAACAACAAAAGACCGGTTGTATTGTCGCAATAATATCATGAAGTATATTGAATCTGGAATCAAAAAAACGTCCCATATTCAACTGAACGAATATGTCAAGTCGGCAATACAAATCATTGAGCAAAATAACCCGGAAAGACAAGACGAATGTAACCTATTAAACACACTATGGAAACAAAATGGCGATCAAATAAATCTCACATTAAGACCCATGGTTGCGATGGTAGACACCTCTTTGTCCATGTTGAAAAATGACGCATTATATTTTGCGCTTGGACTAGGAATACAGGTCGCCGAAAAAAACGCGTATTTTGGAAAACAAATCATGACCTTTGGAAAGACATCCAGGTGGCATAATTTGGAACACTGCGAAGATTTTATAAGCGCAGTAAAGGCAATTACGGGAAATAATCATAAAGACATAAGTAAAAACCCAATGTATTTGGACGAATATTCCAATCTATACGACGGAATAGATAAATTATTAGACACCATTGTGGAGTCCAAAATGCCGGAAAAACAAGTCGCTGAAATGGGTATTATCATATTTTCCAATATGAACTTTATAAAACCGCAAAACCAAGACCAAGACCAAGATTTCATCACTGTGTACGAGGCAATCAAACGTAAATATGAAAACGCTGGTCAAAAGGTAAACAATAAACCTTATACCCTGCCACATATTGTTTTTTGGAATATGGAATCAACTCATGGATTCCCTTGTTTATCGGTACATCCCAATGTAACAATGATTTCTGGAAATAATCCCAAATTATTGAATTTATTTCAAGACAAAGCCGGCATTACATATTGTTCGGAGACAACTTACAATCCAAATATTACCCCTTTTACTAAAATGAAGGAATGTTTGAAAAACACTAGATACAAATGTTTGGAAGAAAAAATTGTCAAAATGTTATTTTACCCAGACAAATACTAAATGTTTTCTACACATTTTCCCATTTCAGCCCCGGAAAAAGATATATAATTTTTTAAATCACATTTTTTTGTATTTTTTGTCTTGTTTCTTTTACACTTTCCACATAATAACAGCTGGTTTACTAATTTTTTTTCGGTCTTGTTTGACATTTTATACGTTTTATTTTTCTTTTGAGCTTTTACCGTTTTTTTTATGACAACATTATTCATTCTATTATATTTTTTACAAGATTTACATTTCAATGATTTAATGTATTGAGAACATTCATCTTTGAAATTTTTATCCATGACGTTTAAAAATTGTTTTTTTGTGTGATTTCCGGATTTTCTTGCCCCAATACCTGTATAGCAAATTTTATCATTTGTAGCCATGGTTATAATATATACCAATAAAAAATATTTTAGTAAAAAGAACAAATGTATCCCATGAACAAAGAACTGAAAATGACAAATAAAGCCTTGTCGACATAAACAGATTGATGCTTGAATAATTCATTTGCGAAAAATAACGCCTCTAAATAGTACGACCCCGAAACAATAAAAGAATAATTTGTACAAAGTCGCATGATTCCATAGGTGAATATCCAGTAAGCCAAAAATCGTTCAAACAATGGATTACCATTATTGTTGTTAATCATTGACAAATGTATACGGTGTAAATGTAAATACGGTATGTTTACTAGGCGCAATATAGACAATGCGCACAAAATATCATAAATACCGTTTGCTTTTACTATCAGTATAAACATATATGTAATTAAAAATTATGTTTAAATTTTAAGTATATTTGATATAAACACAAAAATAAAAATTGAAAAATCTTTTTGTTTTTAACAACCAGTAAAAACAAAAACAAAAACAAAAAGAATGATATCAATAGCAACCAGTCGTTTTAATAATGAAACCTGGGACGAAAATTGTAGTTACCGCTTAAGAACAAACGCGTCAAACGGGTGTATATACGGGTGCCCTCGCAGAATATCACCCAAAATCACGGATGAGTCCCATATTTTCATCATAGAAATGAACAATAGCACGAATCAAATAGAAGGCATCGGGTTAATCAAAAACGCAGTAAGAGCAGATAAATATTACAATATATACAAATGCCACAATTATAATAGATATGTGTATAAAGGCGACTACCATATTGACCGCGCCGTCCTAGAAAAAATGAACATAGAACTGGTTGAATTCCTGGATTATATTTTATTCAAGGAAAAGACACACATGAAACGCGGGAGTGGAATTAAATTAATCCCCGAAAAACTGTTGAAACACGAAATGTGTCGCACTATGGTGATCCAAGAAGAAATCAGAAAAATATTCCGACAGCATTTTACGTGTACTGAAATAAATGAACCGAAAAATTTTAAGTAACTTTCAAAATAACTAACTTTTACAATAATTTATCAGAATGTAAAACCAGGAAAAATATATAAATATAAATGTATAATATATACTAATATTAATGAGTAACGAATTTGATACAAATGTAGATAATTATACACTCGCTGAATTATTAACCATATTATCTTTAGATACACCAACTCCTGATCGAGAAACTGTTACAAACGCATGTGATAAATTTATTTTAAAATTTCAAAGAGAAAATAATAGTAAATTAGTAATTTTTTTTGAAGACATTAAACAGGCACTTCTTGAATATGTGGATGAATTGGAAAATTCCAACGAGCCTGTGAGCTATCGTCCAACCGAGGAACAAACAGAAAACTGGTGGAAAAATCAACAAGTATTGCCTCAAACCGATGAAATACAAAATGAAAAAATAACGCAGCGTGGTGATAATGTAGATATAGAAACCTACAATAATACGCATATGCCTATGAATCGAGAACAATTAGGGGTGGCAAATGTGAAAGCAGTAGATGTGGCACAAGACAAGTTGAATCCTACACTGACAAATGTGACAACCCGTATTATTAGTCTGGATAGTCAATATCGTCAAGTGACTGGACCGAATGACACCTCAACAGATTATACGCTTGATTTGTCGGAGCATTTGGTAAACGTGCTTTCATTAAAACCCTATTCTTTTCAAGTGCCTTACACATGGTATACAATTGATACGGCAAATGGTAATACTTGTTTTTGGATATCCTTTATCAATACAACAACCCAATTATTTGACAAAACGGTTTCTGTTAGTTTAGACCCCGGTAATTATACAACAACAAGTATTGTAACAACATTAAACACCAGTTTTACAAATGCCGGGTTTTCTGGATTCTCCGGTACAGGAAATCCTGTTTCATATAATTCAATCAATGGTAAAATCACATTGAATTTGTATGGCGGAATTTACACAGATCCCAAGACATCCACCACGTATAACATAACCGAAACAACTATTATCACCTTTTTTGATCCAACAGATGAATTTTCTTGTTCATCCAATACTTGTAAACAAACAAACCTCGTTAATCAGACATTAGGTTGGACATTAGGATACCGTTTGCCATATATAAATGTCTCCGCAACCGGAAATGTTGCTCCGGCGATTATAAATCTAATCGGACCCAAATATTTAATTATTGTGTTGGATGATTTGAATCAGAACCATATTAACAATGGTCTAGTTGCTATTACCGAATTATCAAAAACAGTAAAACTTCCGACTTATTATAGTCGGGATTTACCAGTGAGATGTACCCCGGCAAATCCATTGGGAACAAATTTCGATGCGAATAGTCAATTTTTGGTAGAAGATATAAATGCGGGTACATTAATTATGGATAAATGGGACGTGAGTTATGTAGCAACTCCAACTGTATTACCTACCGCACCGCGAATACTGACACAATCGCAAATATATTCCATCAATCAAATTATAAAAAACAATGAACGAAGCGTGAAATATCGGGCATCCGCGCCCACTTTATCTGATATATTTGCGGTGATTCCATTGGGTAAAAAGGATCTCAAAACCGGTGATTTATATGTAGATGATTCAAGTACATTACAGTTAAATAAACGCATTTATTTTGGACCGGTAAATATAGACCGAATGCGTGTTAAATTATTGGATGACAAGGGAAATGTTTTAAATTTAAATGGAGCTGACTGGTGTTTGACAATTGTCGCAGAAATATTATATCAATATTAAAACATAAAGGTATTTATCAAATTAAAAATACGATTGTATACAAAAATGAAAATTGTCTAAATCAAAATGATTATATTATTCAAACATGTGGTTGGCATTTGTCTTATTTTGGTGATGCGCATTTTATAAAGAATAAATTAGAAAATTTTGCTCATCAAGAATATAATAGCGATGAGTACACAAATATTCAAAAAATTGAAAAACGTATAAATAATAACAATGATTTATTTGATAGAGATTGGAATAAAATTATAAAAATACTAATAAAAGAAAATCCCTATTTACCACCAGAGTACGAAACTTATTTACAAAATTTTATATTATTTTAGTTTACTTTAATTTCTCATTTTCAACCTTTGGCATGTAAAAATAAAGAAAAACTAAAAATATAATATTATGTTATAATATAAATGTCGGGAGATGGTGGAGTGTATATTATTCTCGAAAAGGCGACAAAAGGTTTAAGAGAAAAAATTAATTCTGACCCAGAATTATTAAAAAGATTCGAAGCCGAGTATGAAAAAGCCAATATGATACAAGATAATTCAGATAACATAGAAAAAATTATTGAAAAATATAATGAAGAATACGAAAATAAGAACAAAAAAAATTATGGGTCATTACTTGATAGATTAGCCAATAGGTCATTACTTAATAGATTATTACCCAAGGGAGGTAAAAAAAGAAGACAAAAAAAAACTAAAAAATCAAGAAAGCAAAGAAAAACTAGAAAATTAAGGAAAACCCGCGCTCGTAAATAATTTCATTATTAAGTAAAAGTCGGCTTATCAACAATGTTGATAATATATATATATATATATATATAAATTGACAACAATGAATCCTTTATATATATTAGATTTAATTGGTTATTATGGACCAGTCATTTTGTTTGTTTCTTCTATTTTTTTATTACACAAAAAGAGTAATTACTTATCTGCTTACATTATTGGTATAATATTAAGTTGTTTTTCCAATTTAGTATTGAAGGAAATTATAAAACAACCCAGACCAAAAGGTAGCATTCATATTTTGAATTCAACAGAAAATAATAATCATAAACGTATTTTTTCATCGGATATCTATGGTATGCCATCCGGTCATGCCCAACATGTATTTTATTCGACTTTTTTTATCTATTTTGTATTTAAAAATACAAAGCTTACCCTTTTATATATAGTCATTTCATTACTCACATTGACGCAACGAATAAAATACCAAAATCATACCATATTACAAGTCATTGTGGGTGGATTTATTGGCGCTCTCCTCGCATATTATATGTACATTTATGCTGATAAAAAAATAGTTGGTAAATTGTTACCAAAAAAAGAAGACAACGCAAAAGATATAGCGTAAAACATGTATAACCGAAATACATGTTTTATGTCAAATAATACATTAATATTTGGTATCCTTTTAAAAAAGACCATTCTGGTTTAAGCTCGAAATAATTTTCATCCTCATAATCAAAACTCCATGTATATGATGAATTAATATGTTGTTTCCATTCAAATTGAACTAATCGATGATAACTTTCGCCGTCATAAGCATACTGTTTTCCTTCACATGTAATTAACGCACAAAAATGTTGTTGATGATTGTCGCGAATTACACAACTGTCAAGAACATATTTACTATCATTAATAGAAAATTCTTCTTGTTTATCTTTAATAATATTTGATGTGCCATATGAATTTTTATTATTTAAAAAATCGGGTATTACAATCAAAATTATATGTGGGTAATAATTATTTTTTTTAATTTTCTCTCGCACATTATTTTTCCAATCTGGGTTTGTTAATGTTTCTATTAATAAAAAATCAATCGGCTTTTCATCTATATGTTTGGATTCATCTAAATATTCTATAATACTCAAATAATAATCAAAGGGATTACCTGCTTCATTAATGTTATAAATTTCATAACTCACATTATCAACATCGCTTGTAGTTTCGGTTGTACTATTTTTAAGATTTTTTGGCATAAAATCGTATATTTGTTGAATAATACTATTGGTGTCTAGATCATATGCGTATTTTGATCCAGTAAGTGACGATTCAATCGCAAAATTTAACAAAGCAAATGCGTCTGCTAATTTACCCGGTATTTTTTTCCCATTTTTTAATTTGCCAAGTATCATTAGTTGTCTAAAATAATGGAAAAATTTGCGTCCTTTATCACTTATGAAAAATGTTACAAACATTGCGTTAAACCAGCAATTCGAGAGATACTGTTTAGGTGTTATTATTTTAGAAACATCTATGTGTTTATTTGCTGACAAATTATGTAACAATAATTTTTTTGCGCGTTCATCATAATATGGTACACATTTATTCTCTCCGGGAAGTTCAATTTGAAGGGGCTCGTGTAATTCAAAAGCACGATCATTATTACAACCCATTACCCTTTCTCTCATTGTAGATTTTAATGAAACCAATTCCTTATTAATTGTTGGTGAATATGATGAATATTTAAACAGTCCTCTAGCTTTATTGTCAATTTCATCCGAAATCATATTACTTACATATCGTATATTTTTTGGGGTAGTGCTTTTAAGAATATGTACTTTTCGTTTTCGAAATCTAGATTTTTTGTGTTTTTTTATTTTATCATATTTATTTTTTATGGTTCTTCTATTTTTCGTGGTTCTATGTCTCATATATTTAACATATATTTAAAAATATTCCAAATTAAAAAATATTGTATTAAAGTATGGGAGGATCCGGTATATTACCAACATGTATATATAAAAATAAATTATATTTTTTATTTGGAAAAGAGCATCGTTATAATGACACACCCGGATGGTGCGATTTTGGTGGAGGTAAAGAAAAAGGTGAAACGTTCATGAAAACCTCATTACGCGAAGGAACCGAAGAATTAACTGGATTTTTAGGCAGTGAAAAAGATTTGGAAAAATTGTTGAAAAAACACGGAACATACAATATCCATTTCGATTCAGGTAGATATAGAATTCACATATTTCCGCTCATTTATGATGAAAAACTCCCTTTTTATTACAATAACAATCAACGATTTTTACAGAAAAAATTAGATCCAAATTTAATAAAAAACTCAAAAATATTTGAAAAGTCGGAAATCAAATGGGTATGCGTTGATGACATTCCTAAAATGAGATCTGAATTTCGTAGTTACTTTCAAGCAGTAGCAGATGATATTTGTAATCAAAAAAATGAAATTTACTCTTTTATAAACAAGTCAAAGAGAGAAACTAAAAACAAGACCCGAAAAAATCGGTATTAAATACAGATTTTACCGGTGAATCGCCGGATATTTTGTTAGTGAGTATTCCTTTATTTTATGAAAAGTGATTCCTTCTATTTTTAATAAACGCTCAATATACTCGACAATCGCCATATTGTATTCCTCATTTTCACTTTGCTGGGGTCTTCCATACAGAATATCGTAAATTTCGTATTCGGGTTTGAGTCGAATCATCGCGGTGCGGTAAATCATGGTTGTCACATCTTTGGAATCGCCGCTATAAATGGTCTTTTCCAATTCTTCCAATTGTTGATGTTCCACCAAAATCGCCTCAAAAGCATTGATTAATTCCTTGTATATTTTCATGTCTTGTATTTTATAGCAATTGTAATAAGTATCCAGTTTCTTTTTGATATTGTCCAAACAAAAGAGATTTTCCTGTAATGTTTTCCATTGTTTTGATACAAGTGGTATAATAATATTTGCCATGATGTAAATTTTAATCTTGACCACATCAGATGGAATATACTCTGAATTACAAAGCGGTTTTCCTGAAATATTCGCAGGATTCAGTAAATTTTTTCCTGTCAAACTAGCGGTTATACATTTATGATTCATCTTATAATAGTGATATATTATAACATGTATATTTTATTCAAATATATGAATGACAATCACATTTTTCACATTTTGACCACTTAGTACACCTACAAACCTTCTTTTCTTTGAAAAAAAGAGGCGCAGTTTTTCCACAACCCGTATTGCAGTGGTTTTTGTGCCCCCCACAGCACCGTTTTCCACCCCCACAAGGCTCGCACCTAAGGTCGCACCTAAGGTCGCACCTAAGGTCGCACTGGTTTTTACACCCCGTCTCACAAGTGTTACAAGAACTACATGGTCCACATGATTGATAATGTATAGTCTCACACTTTTCTACACACGGAAATGGACATTTCTTACAATATAAATCCAAGTTAATACTGTGTGGATAAAATATATTTTCTAAAGGGTCATTTTTGATAACTGACTCGCCATAAGGATATAATATATTGGCAACATACTTGCAATTCACAATTTCTTCCACCGGACATTTATTACAATAGTCACAGTTTCCATCATGTAAATGCGCAAGTATTGACCGATATTTCAACAAACTGGTGTTTGAATTCGTAATAGACACAGGTGGTCCAATATGGTTTTTATTATTCAACTGATTATAATATGCTTTTGTTAATGTTAAAAATGTCTCATAATTTATAAATGTATTTAATGTATATTTTTTATTTGAAACCGCCTTTTTAATCATTTCTCTCCCCTTCTTTATTTTTAAATAGTCATTGTAAGAATTTTCATAGTTATTTGAAAAGAATTTTTTATAAGACATATATTATATATATTATAACAAGATATTTTTACAAGAACAAGAACAACCATATCATACCTAAATCATACCTAAATAAATGCGTTGGATCTAATGAGTAGAACTACTACATGAAGTACCACATGAGCTACTTGATTTTTTTGAATAATATGAAAATGTATCACAATCACTTGAACAATTCTTGGAAGATGATTCACAACTACTTGTCAAATCACTACAACTACTAGAAGAATTGCCGCAACTACTAGATGACGATTCACACGTACAACTACTTGTGCCACACGATTCACAATAACTACTTGATTCACTTGATGAACAATCACTTTCACATGGCGAAATAATACATTTATTTTTCAAAGAATATCCGGTAATATGAACTTTATATTGAAAGGTAACATTTAAATACACATTTGCAGCACATGAATAAAATCGAAAATTTATCTGAAAAATAATAGGAGCACAATTGTTTTTGGTTGAATATTCAATGTACCCAGCCGAAATCAGAGTATTGATCACTTGGTCCCAACTCAATCCAATTTGCGTCCCACATATAGATGCCAATGACTGACTTTTATATACTTCTTTTTGTAGAGAAATAAGTGTACTCGGATTTATATTATTCACACTAATATTGTAATTTTCTTCAAAACATTTCAATACCTCATTGTATAAAGAAAAATGATTCATCTTTGAATTATTAGATACAAAGCTTTGCTCTGAAAAAACAATATTATTATTTGTAATGACTGCTTTATTTACACAAAAATACTTGGAACTATTGTGAAAAAAAAGATTAAAAAATTCGCTTTCTTCTAAATCAATTAAATTCAAAACAATATGATTTATATTACAATAATGGTCAATGGGAGTTTTTTCTTTTTCACAACATGATCCTGATTTTTTTTCAAAATAATTATATAATGTTGCTATTGGGATTATTGGATAATTATTCCTACAAATATGATCTGTTGTAGTATATATTTCACTATTGTTATATGTTTTACCACCAATAAATTCTGTCATTTATTATATATTTATATAATATTTGTACGTATTACTATATATAATAAATATTTCTTTCTCTTCAATAAACTATCCAGTTACATTTTTGAAATTAAAACTTTCATATAAAACTTCCAATTCTAATGTAAAACTATAATCCATATTGTTAAAATCAATCACTTTCCCAAACTTGTCCAAGATTTTAATATGAAGCCGAGCTAAATTCACCGGACCATTATATTTTCTACTTTTTGCCAACGGATTTTGGGTTTCATCAATGACCATCGACAATTTTCCATTTACAATCGGAATTTTTGCTATAATATCTTCATTCAACATACTCTTATCAAACCCCACTATATTTGACATGTTGTTGTTATACTGATAATCCGTGATTGACATGTAAATATAACGATCCCCGCCGGCATCAAAAAGCGCCTCCGATTGTAGTTTACCCGTAATATTCTCATATTTTGCCAATCGGAAACCAAGTGTCCAACCCATGGTATTCATTATATTTTGATTTATATTTTCAACAAATTCAATAGTATATTTAAATCCATGCGGATGATTATGTGTCAATTCAAAGAGGGATTTAAAACTATACGGGTCAATTGAAAATTTAATGTATTTCAACGCATCGTCTTTTTCCGCCTCGTAAAAATAAGTTGTATTTAAATAATTTTGTAACGTATCACTGTCGTAATTACCATCAGGCACTTGTATGACAAACGTGTAATCCTCATTACAAACACAAACATGTATTTTAAATGTATTGTTCTTTCTCATGTTTGAAAACAAATACCACGCATTAGGAATTTCAATAGACGCCAATCTCATTGACAAGACGTTTTTGATTTCTGTTGGAATGAAATACTGAAAGTCGCACGGATTACTTGCGTAATAATTATGACGAAAACAACTGTTTAAATTCAAATTTGACAGCTGGGTAATGCGTTTGATGGAATTTAAATCTCCGGGCGCGACACTATTGGTGAATGAATTATAAACAATATTTGTCTTGTTGTGTACGAGTGAGTCCAGAGTATTCAAACGGGACGTTGTATTCAAAACAGAATTCAAATCGCTAATCCCTTCTTGGGAAGTATTGTTTTTTCGCACATCCATTTCAAAAATAACATCGATGATTTGATTTGAATTGTATTTTTCGTAATGTTTAATTTGTTTTATTTTGTCCATGTATATATCAATATTCTTCGCATCAGTCATATTAGGTATATAGTTTTGTTCAAAAAGAGCGTAAATTGTCAGGATCATTTTTGCCCCCTTCAGGTAAAATTCATATATATCACTTGAAAAACGCTCCTGTATGACTTTTAATTTATTTTCAATCTTGGTAATATTTTCATAATTATGGTCGGTTGACAACTGATATATATTCAACAATTCAAAAAAATTGTAACTATTAATATCTAAATCAATATTGTTGGACGATGACATTTAACTACTATCTTAATATAACAATATTTTTTAACTTGTAATTTTTATACATATATTAGTCATATATGTACAAAATAATGAATTTGTTATCGATTTATTTCAGGCATATTGAATGTACACGGTAATTGAACTTGATAACCGTTGGTTTTATACAAGGATTTGGACTTTTGAAAATGACATTTACCACAAAAAGGGGTCTTATATTTTTGGGATGTTTATTTACTAAACTATAATCTTTCATCATGGTTACAATATTAGACCAAGTGAGAGAACACGATAAGCTACAACAATTTAAATCGCATAAAGATTTTATTTTTAACAAATCGTTTCTTAAATCAGTCAAGGAACACGTGGTGAAACAATTTCTGGATACATTCAAGTCTTCTTCTGTGTTTTTAATAATTTCTTCCAGTAGATAAAACGATTTTCCGTCAACTTTTCTATATGGCGCCAAAAAGGTTATATAAAAAAAATCCTTGACGCAACTTTTTTTGGGGTCGATTCCAAAATTTTCCCCGTAGGGATAAAAAATGTTTCTAAATGTATCTTCACTGATTGATATTTCGTCTAAATTCACAATATGACTATTATTACAGGTGATTTCTACTGGGGAATATTCTTGGCATAAAACCGCTACATCTAATATTAGATTTGTATCTTCACAGTGATGATGACAGTGATCGTCGCAATGATGACTACTATGGCTATAATCACAATCATCATGATCTATTTCATCACAATGATTACAATTACTTTTCTTCATATAATAAATAATAATATTTTACTTTTTATTATATTTTTATTATTTTGATTTTACAACAAGCGGTATTTTATCTTTAATAATGCTTTGTTTTATAGTATAATCTGTATTATCAAAAGGCGAATCATACCATTCATCCGTTGGCTCATCAGCAATATTTTTTTTCAAATTATATTCACGTGTATTCAAAAAATCAATACTCTTCCATTTATTAAAAACAAAAATATCTCCATACCAGGGGTTTTTATTACATGGATAATAAATATCTGTTGAAAAAAACCCCATAAATCCAATCAACCACGAAAAAGCACCCCCCGACAATACCATATATTTACACGTTGAACCAAACATGATTGTTTCAATCTCATTTTTATCAATCACAATCATATTATATTTACGTATCAACTCTTGACAAATACTGTTTTCTATTTCATCGCTTGATATATATGCTCTTTCATAATGAATGTTTTTCATAGTATCATCATAATATTCAAGCAAATTATGATTTTTATTTTTCCTAACATCACCTAAACGAACATGAACAAATACATCATTGTTATTGACATATCGTTCCTTGAATATATTTGATTGTATGATTTTATTTTTATTTTGTTCTAGTTTAAAGTATTTTTTTAAATAATAACAATACTTTTTAGAGTGACATGATAAATCGTGTGCGAGTATTATATTTTTTCGTTGTTTTTCCTCGTCGTTTTTAATTAAATCATAAAAATTAGTATTTGTTAATAGAATATTTTCATTATAGGTTTTATTTCCTATAAATAAAGTAATCCCTAATTTTTGGAATAAATCATAATATTTATATTCAAATTTCAAATTATATTTTAATGACAAAAAATGACACGCCATATTAATGAAAAATAAATTCCCAAATCCTGAATAGTTGATTTTAGATGTATTGTAATATAAACACGTTCTTTCTTGATTTTTTCCAAAGGTAACCCAATGGTGATATGCTTTTAATGACGTATTTAAATTATATTTGCGTAAATCCGGATAATTATTCACATATATTTTCCAATCAAAATTCTTAATTTCTTTTAAATCAAAAAATAGACGCCCCTCTTTTTTACCAGTTGTTATCCAGTGATTCCATGCTTTCACTTTTGTATTAATACCAATTTCTCGTAAATCACTGTAAAAATTAAAATAACTTATCCAATCAAAATTAACATATTCATGCATCCTACTATAATCAAATATTTAAACCATTCAAGATTATGCTAAAAATAATTTATCCTTTTGGTTGGATTTTTTCCAATTCCAATTCAAAAAAGATGTATCCTTCTTTTTTACCAATTAATAGCCAGTGATTCCATGCCTTCACTTTTGTATTTATACCGCTTTTTCGCAATTCGCTATAGTAATTTAAATAATTCATCCAATCAAAATTTACAAATTCCTGCATATATACTAGTATAATATACTATTCTATACAATAATCCCACATTCTATACAAAAATTATTTGTTATTTGAAAAATCCGAAAAATTAGAAAAATTAGAAAAATCAGAAGAAATTAATTCATTGAGACCATTCATTAAACTCACCTCAATATTCCATCCTAAATCCTTGAGTTTTTGATTGCTTATGTAATACCGTTGGTCATTAAAGGGACGATCTTCTACATACTCTATCCATTCATTATAGTTATCTGTATCTTTTATTAGTCGAATCAATATTTTGGCAATTTCCATGACCGAAAACTCCATCTTGTCATCACATCCAATATTGTATATTTCACCAACGACCCCCTTCTCCAAGACACATTCAAACGCTTTGGCTGTATCATACGCATGTAAGAATGCGCGCACTGCCGTGCCGGCTCCTTGTATTGTAACCTTTTTATTCTCCTTTAATTGTTTGATAAAGAGCGGTATTAGTTTTTCCGGATATTGATTGGGTCCATACACATTGTTACCTCTAGTAATAATAATTGGCATCTTATAAGAATGATTATATGAC